CTCTGACTCTAACAATTCATCTAACAAACTAAACTACTCAGGTATCGATTTAGAAACTGCAGTAGTAAAGAAAGATAACCTTAACTATCTTGCTCCTCTACCAACAAACGCTGGTGAAGGTTCAAATGCTGTATTTGCATTTGATAGTACATTATCATATGAACTGACTGGTTCAACTGATTCTAGTGCTAAGGCAATCGATGTTGCTAAGAGACAATTCTCAGTAGCATTTCAAGGTGGGTTTGATGGATGTGCACCAACAATATCTCCTTACTTAGGAGGAACGATATCTGCTGGTAACTCTCAAGGATTTAACTTATCTAGTTCAACTGCAAGTGGTTCAGTTGCTTATGTAAAAGCAATCAACGCAGTATCTAATCCAGATGATTTCGATATCAACTTGGTATCTGCACCTGGTGTTGTAAGAAGATTACACTCTTATGTATTTGATAAGATTGTAGATATGGTAGAAGCTAGACAAGATGCATTCTTTATCGGTGATGTAACTGCCCAAGATGATAGTATAGGACAGGTAGTAACACAAGCTGAGGCAATCGATTCTAATTATGTAGGTACATATTACCCGTGGGTCAAAACAATTGATGGAAATACTAACAAATTAACGGCAGTTCCCCCATCAACATTACTACCTGGTATTTATGCTGCAAATGATAGAGTTGCTGCTGAGTGGTTTGCACCAGCTGGTTTAAACAGAGGTGGTATCGTAGGTGCTGTTTCTGTACTAAACAGATTAACACATGCTGAGAGAGATACTTTATATGAAGGAAAAGTTAACCCAATTGCTCAGTTCCCAGGCGAAGGAATTGTTGCTTTCGGACAAAAAACTTTACAAGATAAGGCATCAGCTTTAGATAGAATCAACGTAAGAAGATTGTTAATCAAAGTTAAGAAGTTTGTTGCAAGTACTTCGAGATACTTAGTATTCGAACAAAATACGGCACAAACAAGAAGTAGATTTATTAACACAGTACAACCTTATTTAGAAGGAGTACAACAAAGACAAGGGTTATATGCATTTAGAGTTGTAATGGATGAAACTAACAACACTCCAGATGTAATCGATAGAAACGTTTTAGCAGGTCAAATATTTTTACAACCTACAAAAACGGCTGAATTCATTGTAATTGATTTCAACATTCTACCGACTGGGGCATCATTCTCAGCTTAATTAAATGAAAAAATAGAAACTATATATTTATATTAGTAATAGGAGATAAACAAAAATGGCAGAAGTATTAGAATTTAACGATATGTTTTATACCAACTTCGAACCGAAGATGAAAAATAGATTCATCATGGAAATCGATGGTATCCCTTCATATCTTATCAAAACAGCTAACAGACCTTCAATTCAGTTTGAGGTTGTAACTCTTGACCACATTAACGTTAAGAGAAAACTTAAAGGAAAAGGTGAGTGGCAAGATGTAGAAATAACATTATATGACCCAATTGTACCAAGTGGTGCACAATCTGTAATGGAATGGGTAAGAACATCTCACGAATCCCTAACAGGTAGAGATGGATATGCTGATTTCTACAAAAAAGATATCAACTTTTATATGTTAGGACCTGTTGGTGATAAGATTGAACAATGGACTCTAAAAGGTGCATTTATCAACAACGCAGTGTTTAATGATGTTGACTGGAGTTCAAATGACCCGGCTGAAATCTCACTAACACTATCTTATGATTACGCAATCCTAGAATTCTAATACTAATAATATATTGAAGGAAGAAGGTTCTCTTAGTGAGAACCTTTTTTTATGTCCAATTTCTAACTTTTTAATTTTTATATATTTATATACAAACAAATAAATTAACGTTATGGCAAAATACGAATTTCCAACAGAGGTTATTGAACTCCCATCTAAAGGGAAAGTTTATCCTCAAGACAACCCATTATCAAAGGGTAGAGTAGAAATCAAGTATATGACTGCTAAAGAGGAGGATATACTTGCATCTCAAAATTTGATAAGAAAGGGGGTGGTGCTCGATAAGTTGTTTGAATCAGTAGTTGTTGATAAGGATATTGATATTAATGATATTGTAGTAGGTGATAAGAATGCAATTCTTCTCGCTACTCGTATTCTTGGATATGGTGCTGAATATAAAGTAGAAATTACTGACCCATTTACAGGCGAACAACAACCAACTACAATAGATTTATCTAAAATTCAAACAAAAGAAGTAGATGAATCAATACTAACTTCAAGTAATTTGTACGAATTCGAGTTACCAAAAGCAAAAAAGAAAATTAAGTTTAAATTACTTACACATAAAGATGAAACTGATATCAATGCAGAAATTGCTGCATTACAAAGATTACAAAAAGGAAAATCAGACGTAAGTAATGATGTTACAACTAGATTAAAATATATGATACAAGAGGTTGATGGGAATCAAGATAGAGGATTCATCAATACATTTGTACTAAATGGCTTATTGGCTTTGGATACAAGGGCATTACGAGCTTATGTTAAACAATTAAGTCCAGATATGGACATGAAGTTCAATTTCGTATCGAACATCACGGGTGAAGAGGAGGCTCTCGATATCCCCTTTGGGGTATCGTTTTTTTACCCTTCCGAATGACTATAGTATCCAGCTCCATGGTCAAATATGGGAGATGGTTAACTATGGTAATGGGTTTACTTGGAATGATGTTTACTTCATGCCTATCCATTGGAGAAGGTTCTACTTCAAGAAATTAGTAGATGCCAAGAAAAAGGAAAAAGAAGAATACGAAAAATCCTCTAAGAAATCAAGAGGACCAAATGTAAGAGTGAGGAAGTAAATTTCCTCACTTTTTTTATGCTCTATATTTATATAAGAAGAATTACATAGGAGAAACATATGTCAAAAGAAAAAACAAACGAAGGATTATTTGGTACTGCCAAAAAGTTTAGTGATTCATTCTTTAATGGATTACAAAAAAACACCCATGATAAGTTTATTCAGAGGGCTAGAAAAGCTGGTACTCCAAAAGTATTAACTGATAAAATGGAGAAAATCAGAAAAGAAAAAGCTGAACTCGATGCACTTATCAAAAAATATTCTAAATAAGGAGTATAAATGGCTGACGAAAGAAGTAGATTAGAGTTCCTAAAACAAATAGAGAACGCAGAGGCACGAATCAAACGTGCAAAAGATTCTACTGTCTTAAGCCAAATAAAAATAAATAAATACATTGATGAACAGAAGGCAAAAATAGTTGCCCTGGCAAAAGAGTTAAAGAAAGCTAATCAAGATACTCTTAACGAATATTCTAGTATGGAACAAAGTATAGGTTCTATATCAGGTGCGTATGGTAAACTTAGAGATAATCAAAAAGCAGCATTAGATTTAGCAGCAGGTGATGATAGGTTTACTGGTAAAAAATTACAATCACTACAAAAAGTTCAAGATTACAATCAACAAATATCTCAATTAGGAAGAGATGATATTCATCAAAAAGCAGCATTGTTGAGTATGCGTGATGAAGAAATGGCTAAGATTGGTGAAGGTATTCATGGTAATACTAAAATCTTACAAACTCTTAAAGACCAAAATTCATTAGCAGAAGATTATTCTAACCTCACCGATTTCCAAAAATCACAAATGGAAAATACCCATAAGGTATTAGAAGGTATAAAGGGTAGTATAAGTGGAGTATTGGATGTATTCAGTACACTTACATCAGGCCCATTGGGTATGTTAGGTACTGGTCTTATTGGAGCTGGATTTGCAATTGAGGCATTAGGAAAATCTGCTAAACAACTAGGAACATTCTTTACAGAATCTACAATGTCCGCAACAGTATTAGGACTTGTATTTGAAGATGCATTGGAAGTTGCCAAAGGATTGGCAAATGAAATGGGTGGTGTTGAAAATGCAACATTTGGTGCTCAACTTAAAACAAATTTACTAGCAACCAACTTAGGAATAGGTGGTGGTGAAGCAGCAAAATTAGTTGGAACATTTGCTAGATTAGGTGATGGAACAGCAGCCGCAGGTGCTGATATGTTATCACTTGTTAAATCTGCATCGATTGCAAATGGTGTAATTCCTGCTGCAGTTGCGGGAGATTTAGCAGCAAATACTGAAAAGTTTGCTGAGTATGGTAAAGATGGTGGAAAGAATATGGTTGAAGCTGCAATTGCGGCTAAGAAACTCGGTTTAGAAATGTCATCATTAACAAACGTTACTGATGGATTATTAGATATAGAAAACTCCCTAACATCAGAGCTCGAATTAGGAGCAATGTTAGGTAAAAATATTAACTTCGAAGCAGCAAGAAGATTAGCATATGAAGGAGAGATAGGTTCAGCAGTTAAATCAGCAATAGAACAATTAGGTGGTGTTGAAGAATTTAACAAAATGGATATCTATCAGAAGAGAGAAGCTGCAAAGGCCTTAGGTGTTTCAGTAGAAGAACTTCAGAAGATGACATCCAATATGGATAAGTTAAACGCTGATGGTTCTATACAACAATCTCAGTTTGATATGATGAAAGAATCATTATCTGCAATTGCCAAAGGACCATTAGGTAATATGGTAAAAGGATTAGGTTCAGCTGCAGTTGCGGCTGGTCAAATGGGATTCAATGTTGCCGGAACTGCCAAACAACTTAAAAATAAGGTATTTGAAAAAGTAGGTTCACTATTTGGTGGTGGAGCATCTGCTTCTGGTAAAACACCATCTGTTGCAAAAACCCCAAAAGTTCCAAAAGGTGGTGGAGATGCAATCGGTGGAAAAGGAAGTATAACACAATCACTTGGTAAAATAAACATGAGTGCGGTACTAAAAGGAGCAGCGGCTTTATTAATAGTTGCAGCTGCAGTATTCGTGTTTGGTAAAGCAGTTCAAGAATTTATGAAAGTTAGTTGGAGTGCAGTTGGAATGGCGGTAGTATCTATGTTGGCTCTAGTTGGTTCAGTTGCTTTATTAGGTGCTATTATGAGTAGTGGAGTTGGAGCAGTTGCAATTCTTGCAGGTGCAGCCGCTATGTTGATTGTTGCTGGGGCTATGTTTGTTCTCGGAAAAGCAATACAAGAAATAGCAAAAGGAGCTGGTGTTGATTTCGCAACACTTGGTACTCAGTTATTGGCATTTGGATTGGCAGTTGTACCTCTTGGATTAATGGCTCTTCCAATATTCTTTGCATCGGCGGCATTAACTACACTAGGTATTGGTTTAACTGCATTTGGTATAGGATTACGAATGATACCATTTGAAACCTTAAACTTAGTAAAAGATACACTTACTAATATAGTACCACTAACGAGTGGAATAATATCACTTGCAGCAGGAATCACCGCATTGGCTGGTTCACTTTCATTATTAGGAATAGCTGGAATTGCTGCTTTACCTGGTCTGATGGCCTTATCAATGGTAGGTGGTATTAGTATGGCCTTAGGTGGATTGTTCGGTGGTGGTGAAAGTGAAGGTGGAGGTGATTCAATGGAAGCCTTACTCACAGAGATTCAAGGATTAAGAGCAGATTTAAATGCTGGTAAAGTTGCAGTTTACATGGATGGAACAAAGGTTTCGAGTGGAATTAAAAACGTAGTTAATGGAACAAAAGTTAACTCATATGGATTATAAGATATGCCAACAATATTAGAATTATTTCAAAGTAGTGGATTAAAAGATTCAGTTAAGGCGGATAACGAAACTCTAGTAGAACAAGAAACTAGTGGTATCAGAGTTAAATCCTTAGTTGAATTAAACAATCCTATCTTATATGGTAACGAATCTATTCGTATCGTAAATAGAACTACTGAAGCGGTTGAAAAACAAAGAACTGCAAATAGTTCAGCACCTGCTGATGGTGGATTAATTGGTAAAGGATTGGGTAAATTAACTGGTGGAAAGGTAAATTCTATATCAGAGGCTAGAGATAAAGTAAATAGTACACTTGGAATACCCGTTAATTTGATTCCTACTGATGTTGCTAAAGGTTTAGTAGGTAAGAACCCCGTCAACACTTCAATCACCTTAGAAGAGATTAGATTAGGTGGTGCTGGAACTGGTCTTGGTAAATTTTTAAAATCAACTGGTGGTGGAAATCCATCTGCAATTGCAAAACAAGCAATCGGTAAAGGAATTGATTTAGTAAAAGGAGAAATCAGAGGAGCATTATTTGGTAAAAGAGGACCTGATGAACCTGCACAAGGTGAATATAAAAACCTAATACCTGATTATGGTAATGTAATAGCAAATAGACAAGATATACAAGAAAAGAAACCACAAAAAGAAGGTGGATTTACATATTCATCTACTGTTGATATATCTGCAGAGGCAATCGAAGATAGAAACGATATGTCAACCAAACTTGAATATGTGAAATCATTGTATGAAAAAGGTATTTTTGGTACACCTCCATTAACAATTGCTAAAAATATTCAAATATCTGAAAATAAATTTAATGATGATGAAACTCGTTCAGGTAAAAAACCAAATCTTTATACTAAAGCATCAGAAGATTTAGTAATAGATGATTCACAAGATTTAACAATCAATATAGATAAAGTATCATATACACCAACAAGAGGTGAAGGAAAAACATTTGGTGGAAAATATGGATTTAGATTTAAACCAAGTGATAATTTTGATGGAGATGATTTTGATAAACAAAGAGATTTAGAAAACAAGTACTCAACAAATGATGATGTTATTGGAAGAACATTAGAAGGTGTAAGGGGTATGACAAATAAAAAAGATATTATAAATCAATCACCAGTATCAGATGAAGATATCTTAGTTGATGGAGGAACTCCATTAGAAGATTTTGATTTAATACCTCTTGTAATTAAAAATACTTATAGTGGAAAGAGAGCACACTTCAGATGTTCTATAAATGGACTTACAGAAACGACTTCACCTTCATGGGATAGTTCTAAGTTTTTAGGAAATCCATTCAACCTATACACTTACAGCGGTGTAGAAAGAAGTGTAAACTTTAACTTACAGTTGTTTGCACTAAATGCAAATGAATTAGTTAATAATTGGGAAAAATTAAAATTCTTAACTTACTTATGTTATCCAACTGGTTATCAAAGTGAAAGTATAGGATATGTAATACCACCATTTATAAAATTTACATTAGGTGATATGTACAATCAAAAAGATGGATTTATTGAAAGTTTATCTTATACGATACCAGATAGTGGTGTATGGGAAACAGGACAAGGTAATGCAGTGGTTGATAATGAGTTTGTAAATAAGTTTAATACTAAAGAACTAACAGTAAACGATTTAAAAGGTTATAAATTACCTAAATTTATAGATGTATCAATAACAATTAAATTTGTTGAACAAAGAAGTACGACTGGTTTAAGTAAAATGTATAGTTTTAAATCAATAACATAAGATGAGTAGATACGATAATAACGAAACGAAAAAACTTGGTGATGGTAGAGTGGTATATAGAAGTAAAATATATCCACAAATCCCTCTAAGAGATGATGATATCTATGTAGTAACTCAGACTGGTGATAGATTAGATACACTTGCAAATCAATATTATAATGATTCTAGTTTATGGTGGATTATTGCAGCTGCTAACAAAATACATAATGCATCTGTTGCATGTGAAGATGGAACAGTTCTAAGAATTCCACAAAATTACATAGAGATTAAGAATAACTTTAACAAATAAGTGATATGTCATTTAGTTACTTTTCAAGTCCAGAAGGATATATAAAATCAGAAGTAGATAAACGTAAAGGAAATATCCTATACGCAAGTAAACTCAATGCTTGGATTCGTGTTACTTCTGGTGTTGGTGCTGGAATGATTATAACATCAAACCCAAACTTACCTTTATTTTATGCTGCAAATGCTATCTATGGTGGTATTGGTGCAGAATCTGGTGGAGCTAGAACAGTTACAACAGAGGATGAAGAAGGTAATACGAAATTAACTGATTTACAAGGTAATGAAATTGATTTTAAAGATAATAGATGGGGTAGACCAAGACCAATTATTAGTGGTATTGATATAAGTGAAGGAAATAATGGATTATCAAAAAAATGTGAATTACAGATAACTTGTTTTTCATTAGCACAGATGTTAGAGATTCAACAAAAATTTGGAGAACCGGCACACTCTGTTTTTCTTGAATTTGGTTGGAATACTGCTAAAGGAGTAGAGGGTATAGTTGATGTACGAGATATTGCACAAGTTGTATCCATGAGAAACTTAGATTCAATCAAAGCAGTTAGAGAAAAAGCTGCTGGTCAATATGATAACTTCTTGGGTAGAATTACTGGTGGAGGAATTTCAATTGAAGGTGGTGAAAAATATATAGTAACAACAAAGATAACAGGTGTTGGTGATTTAGCAGCATATCTTCAAGGTCAAAAACCACCAAGTGATACTGAAAATAAAACAAACTTAGGTGGTAAATCATTTTGGTGGACAGGTGGAACTATTAATGATAAAAAAAGACAGTTCCAATATATGTTTAATGATTTACCTGCATACAATAGAACTGATGATGTAAAGGCATTAGTTGATAATGAATATTTTACAAAATCCTATAACTTTATAAACTTTGATGAAGAACTTAGAGAAGATATGGGAGATGAAACTGTTGATACAAATATCAGACATCCTGAAGGAGGTAAAGTTGCTATACCTGGTAACACCCCATTAATTGGAAATGAAAGATTTGTAAAGTTAGATGTATTACTTTCGCTGATAACACTTGTAAATCCAATACCAATTGTAACAGATGATAAAGGAAATATAGTAGAGGCACCACTAAGATTTCATAAAATACCAATACGTTCACATAGAAGAATATTTAGTACAGATAAGAGTAAACTATTAATTCCAAACAATACAATGCCTAACTTTGGATTATGGTCAATACTAAAAGGAGATGAACCAGCACCAGCTGAAAGTGCAGGAACTGTTGACATGAGTTACAGTCCAGAGGGTGAAGCAATAAGTTTTCCATCCGAAAATAGATATGACCCAAAAGATGCTGGTATTTTTGATGAATTAACTGATTTACGTGCAGGTAATTGGGGATATTTAGAAGATTTATATGTAAATTATGATTTTGCAAAAGGAGTTTTTGATTCTAAAACAAATACTACATATGATATGGTTATTCAAATCTTGAATGGATTATCAGCTGCATGTAATAATATGTGGCAGTTTGAAATAGAACAACAAGTTTGTGACCAATATGATTTATATGGTAAAAAAACTGGTCAAATATTCCAACAACTAGTAATCGTTGATAAAGCAATGTCTTGTCCATCACCAAAAGCTGAAGCTATGCAATTAGTATTAGGTGGGGAACAATCTATATTTTTAGATGCATCACTACAATCAGATATACCTGGAGCTATGATGGGTACTATTACCATGAAAAAGGCAACTAAAGGTAGAATACAAGTTAATCCAGATGGAAGTACAACTGCACCTACAACTGGTAGAGGATTATTTACAGATGAAGTAGATTGGATATCTGCAACAGTAAATCAACAGAACTTACAAGCAAAACCACCGGAATCATCAAAAGAACCGAGTAAAGAAGAAAAAATAGCATCAATGTATTCTGTATTTCAAGATAAAGCTGGAGTATATCCAAATAGTATTAACAATAGTGCAGATGATTTAGATTCTCGTGGTTCGTATAATAAATTATTGATGGCAATTTATGATGACCCATCATTACTAAATTTAATTAGAAGAGAAGATGGAGTTCAGAGTGGTACACCAGAACATCAAATAGGACAAGCATTACTACCTATTAAGTTTTCATTTACAATACATGGATTAAGTGGATGGAAACGAGGAGATAAATTTAAAGTATTAGGATTACCTCCACAATACGACAATGGATTTTTCCAAGTTACACAAATCAATCAACAGATTGAAGGTATGAATTGGAAAACAAATATAGAAGGACAATTTAGAAACGTATCATCATGAGTTTAACAGATAAAAATAACTATATACCTAATGGATGGACTAGATTACCGAATGGTAAGTTAGTAAAGGGTGATGCATCAGAAGATAAAATGGTTACTTCTTACAAAAAAATATTGAATAAATCTGATGAACAGTTCAAAAGTATAAAAATAGTACAACATAAACCAGAATTAACTGATAAAGATTATGAAACTGGTGTAATTAAACGCTACTTTATACAGAAATCTAATGATAGAAACTCACCTATATACGAAGTAAGTAGAAGAGAAAGTTCAAAATATACAAAAAGTACTAGATATAATTTAGCAATTATTAATTGGGTAATATTTGGTGGAGATACTTATAAAATTACAGATGATATAACACAACCACTAACACCCAAAGACCAGAATGCATTGAGTATAGCATCAGTTTCAGATGTAATACCAAATCTTAATATGTATTTACCAAACTTGTTACAATATTATAAAAAAGAAAGATGATAAAACAAATATATGTAAATGGTTCTTCATTTACTTATGGTTATGGTTTAGACCTCCCATCCTTTTTAAAGGAATTAAATAAATACGAATCAGAGTATCCAAAATGGGATGCATCCGAAGAAGAAAGAGTAAAGTTTCGTATTGATAACAATTGGCCAACACTATTACAAAACAAAATAAACTTACCAGTAACCAATGAAGCAGATTATGGTGGTTCTTGGGAAAGAGTATTAAGAATGACAAGTGATTTCATCTTGAAACACAAAAATCCACAAGAAGTACTTTATATTTTAGAAATGCCTAATTCTGTTAGACATGATGTATGGTCTATAAATGAACAACGATATAAAAAAGTAACTGGTAATGTTGGTTGGGGAGAACCATATACTCATCACGAAGAAAATGCAATAATGAATTGGTATGGTTCATTTGAAGATGGTGGAATCAACTTCGAAAAAGAAATAAAAAGAACTATATTTTTATGTTCTTGGTTAAGAGAACTAGGATGTAAGTTTTTAATAATACCAACAGAACAATTAGAAGAATTGAGACCAGATGGTAAAGAAGGTAAAGAAGAACCAGAAGCAATGAAATTACTATCTGAAGAAATTAAAAAAATAGATTTAAATCTTGTAAAATTTAAGGTAGAAAAAGATTGGCATGGATGTAGTTTACTTTATCATGATAAATCCGATTATACAAATGATTATGAGTATTGGACTACAAATATGATAGTTTTTTACAATGATTACATAGAAGGTAGAATAGGTAATAAAGAAAATGGTATAGATGATGGTCATCCAAATCTATTAGGACATCAAAAACTTTCAGAAGAGATATATCGGTATATTAATTATTATTTAAATTTTTAATATATATAAATATACAACTAAATTAGTTATATGAGTTACTTATCACAGGAAGAAAAACAACAATTACAATTTGACTGGAGATACAAGGGAGTATCTATATTAAATCTACTAACAGACAGTGAAGTAGATTCTTACGCTGAGGAGTTAGAACGAATCAGAATTCAAAGACAAGAAAAAGATACAGAAGGACAATGGGGTGAGTATGACCCGTATATGTATCCACATAAAGAATCAGAACAACTTACTAATTTAATGAAACATCCTAAAATCATTGAGGCATGTGAGTTTCTTATGGATTCTAAAATATTTGGTGTACAAACTTGGGCATACTTTAAACCACCAGGTCAATTAGGAAGAGACCAACATCAAAATATATTTTATACACAATGTAAATCAAATGAAATAATCAACGTTTCGATTGCATTTGATAATCATGACCCCAATAATGGTTCTGTATGGTACTTAGAAGGTTCACATAGATTAGGAAAATTACCTATCGAAGTAGATGAAGAAAGGGTAGGTTCAAATCCTAAGAATTGGAAAAACGAAAGGGGTAAACCTTGTGTATTACCAGAGGACCATAATTTTCCACACATTGATGGGTATCTAAGAAAAGGACAGGTTGCCTTACTACATTCTAATGTTATTCATGGTTCTGAACCAAATACATCAAAACGATTCAGAAGGGCATTCTTAACTGGTTATATTAAACAAGGTGCAAACTTTGCATCAGGTAACCATATGAAGAGAGAACCAATCGATGTAGGTTCTGCAAAAATTTAGCAAAATAATTCAAAAATGCCTTGGAGCTTTGAGCTATTTTTCGTATATTAGCTATGTAAGATTGAGTTTAAAACCTAAAACATAGTTAAATGAGTAAATTAAAAAAAGTAAAAATTTCGATTAATGGAAATGACTTCCTAATCCCTTCAGAATCCATAGGTTATGATACCTATAACAACAACGAACCTTATGTTTATATGAGGGCTAAAGTTGTTGCTTCGATAATCAAACAATATGTTAAGAAAAATTACCCTTCATTAGTTGTGAGTTCTACCTCTGATGTTTATAGTGGTGGTTCTTCAGTAAGAGTGAATGTGTGTAATGGAGATGGTTCATCTGTTGATTCTACTATCTACCAAGATATTAAACAATGGGAATACATGCTGAAAGGTGGTTCTTTCAATGGTATGATTGATATGTACGAAATGAGAGAAGATTCTCCTTCTACTGACAATGGAACTCCAATGAAGTACTTCCCTTCTTACATCTTTATAGAGAACAAACCGAATTGGGGAACTAAACACTATTGGATGAACGAGTGGAACAAGTGGATAGAAATTACCGATTTAGATTATACTCCTACCGATAACGAAAAAGAGTGGATTGATAATGTAGTTACGAAATACGGCGGTTGGTTAGGATATAACAAACAATTCATGAGTAAAACAGTTCTTAAAAACATCGACTCTATCATGGGTTGTATCTAAAATATAAAATATGAAAGTACTAATAAAACCACAAGTAACAAAACCTTGGTCTCAAGAAATGTATGATTACAATGATAAGGTAGCTACTATGATGATTCGTGAGATTCAAAAATCAATTAGAAAATATAAAAATAATTTCGATAAACTAAATGAACTAATGGTTCTTTGTGGTGGTATCAAATATGGTGATGGATATAGTATTGATGAACTTTACAAAGATGTTTTCTGTGAAGTTGTAAATGTTCAAAACTATTGGTTAAACGAAGAATATCCATACGCAGTTAAACAAGGATTGGTTGAATCAGTTCCTTATAACTTTATAGGTTATTAATATGAGAATAGGATATAAAAAATTTAAAGAAATTAAAAAGTGGTATGGTTCATCTGATTTTGAAATCGGATATGACTCTTACTTTACTAAAGGTAAAGGAATAACACTCAGATTTGGATATTGGCAAAAAGTAGATTTCGAAGGATTACAAGAAATACTACCACATTATTGTAAGGTTACTGAAAACATTGTTGATGAAGATGATGATTGTGGAACTTTATACAATTATAACATTACAGATGATAGAATTTTTTAGACACATATTTGGAATCTGTGGTGAACACTTTCATCCAAACATTTGGAATACTATGGCATCCTTACCAATCATAGCAACAACTGTACATTATATAAAATGTAAATGTGGAGGTTGGTTTTCACACAAAAAAAATTGTGAAAATAATTTGGATAATTCAAAATAATTTCGTATATTAGCAAATATGGTTATAGTTGAATCTAATAAAGAGATAGCACAATTTCTTGAATATTGGAATACTCAAGAGTGTAAACTCATCCCTATATGGGGTGATTTAGAGTGTCATCCAATGAACAATGAGTTATCATTTATATATGTTAGATTTGAATCGGATGATTTTATACTTCCATTTAATCATAATGATTGTGAAAGATTAGAAATAGATTTGACAACCTCGAATCAAAATAAATGGTGTTGGAACAAAAAAGGTTTACTACAATGTGATTTAGGAATAAAAAATCTAAAAGATGTACAAACCTCATTATTCTTTGAACAAAACACAATATATCCAATAACATATAAATTAGAGACTCTAACGAACTTTTATACTCGTTTGAATATAAAAGATAGTTTGGGTAAAAGTATCTCTATAATGAGATGGGGTGAAGTGCTACGAGATATTGTTGATGAATGGGAACTAAACTCTACTAATTCTTGGGTAGATGATACGATGATTCCGACCTTATCTCAGATTGAACGTTTCGGTTTAGAGGTCGATAGGGGAAAATTTTTTGATAGATGGCCAAGTAATCACAAATCACTTAAAGGAAATAGAACATTCACCGAATACAATCCATATACAATAACAAGTAGACCATCCAATAGACATTTAGGTATCAATTATGGTGCATTAAATAAACGAGATGGTAGTAGGGAGATATTCGTTCCCAAAGAAGGTAACAAGTTTGTACAATTTGATTACGATGCATATCATGTTAGGATTATTAGCAAGTTGATTGGATATGATTTACCCGATACATCGGTTCACCAATGGTTAGCAGACCAATATGGTTGTTCGTATGATGAGAGTAAAGGAAGAACATTTAGAATCTTGTATGGGGGAGTATCGGATGAAGATAGAAAGATTCCTTTCTTCGACAAGGTTGATAAGTTTATTCACAAGATGAATGAAGAAGCAGTGAGAAATGGGTTTGTAACGACACCTAAAGGTAGAAAAATACCTTTGGAGTGGATTGAACAACCCAACGCACAGAAGTTCTTCAACTACATCTTACAAGCAACCGAAACCGAATTCAATATAGAAGTATTAAAAAAATTAGTTGAGAACGACACTATACCGATTCTGTACACATACGATTCATTTTTGTTTGAGCTGAGTGATAAGAATCAAGTGGAGGGGATTAAGGCCGTTCTCGAATCTTATGGATTTCCAGTCCGAATGGATGTGGGTAATAATTACTCAGAAGTTTAAAGTTCTATATTTATATATTGATGAACAAAACATTAGATAATATTATGAAATTATTAAAGTTATTCTTCCTTACAACCTTCTTAGTAGGTTGTACCGCGGAAGAAATCGTATCTCAAGAACTAAGAAACGAAGTCATAATTGAGAACGCAGTATTTAAGGTGTGGTATAGTGAAGTATTGGAACAACCAGTGAAATTGATATACACATCAACAGATAGACCAAAGAATGTAGATAGAGGTAGTATGGATTTCCACAAAGAGAATGGAGTACACACCTCAGATAAACATGATTATTACGCTAACATATGGGATAAAGGACATCTTGCACCTGCTGCAACATACTCGGATTCTTATAATAATCTTTACACAACATTTTCTTATTTAAATTGTGCACTACAAGAACAAAACCTAAATAGAGGTGAGTGGAGATTGTTAGAACAAGAAGAAAGAGTTTGGGATGATGAACAAAATCTCACAATTACAGTTGAACTAATATGGGAAGATGGATACCAAATTCTACCGACAGGTGGTCATATTCCAAGTCATATGAGTAAAACAATTTACTTTGATGATGATGGAACTTGTAGAAAGTTTGTATTTCCAAACGAAAAACCAACTCAAGGGTGGGAAGAGTATGAAGTACCATGTGAAAGCAACAAAACATCACGTGCTAAAACAATCATATAATACTTATATAAGATGAATTATAGTAAAAAAATAGATGAATTACTTTTAGAGTTATCCTCAAGAGTTGGTATTGTCAATATTTTCGATAAAAATCAAAGATACGAAATATCAGATATCTTAAATGAAATGGATGACCCTCTATTCAAAGAAGCTATAATGGAGGTTTTATATGAAGCTGATGATTCTGATTACTCACATTTAGGAGCAGGAGTTTATGTAAAGAAAGGTGATGAGGATAGAGAAGATGCTAAAAAATATAGAAAAGATGATAGTGGTGCATTCAAACCATTATCAGATAAACAATATCAAGATATAAAATCTAAACAAGGTGATGCTGGTGAAAAATCTGCTTCATCTTCTTCACAAAATCAACCACAAGGTGGTGAGGGTGAAGGTGGTGCCGAAGAAAAACCTCAAGGTGGTGCTCTTAAAGGAAAGGCTGGAGCTAATTACAAGAATCAATTACCAGCTGATGACCCCGCATCTACTCAAACCAACGCAAGTGATATTGAAAAACAAAAACAAGCAAAAGATAAACAAACACTTCAAGATTTAGGTATCGATACTGGTGGTATGAATGATACCATGATTGAGAAGGTTGCGAAGAAAGAAAGAATAAAGAAAGAATTTATTTCTAAAACACTAGATGCTATGTTGGCACAAATTCAACAAGAAAGAGGTGCTGGAGCCTATGGTGTTGAGAAGGAAGATTTAGAAGCTTTAAAATCTTTTGCAGAAGGTAAAGGACCAGAAGTTCCTCAGTATGAAGTAGCCGATGAGGATTTGAGTTTGGCATATCAAATATTAGAAGATAAAACAAAATCAATGCAGGGTATTACTTTTGGACAAGTAAGAGGAATGTTACAGAACAAAGGAGCGGCAGACCCAGATTCAGTAAGAGTAGGTACTAAAGAAAATCCTGGCCCTGGTTGGGGAAGAAGAGATAAGATATTGAAATCATATCTTGCTTGTGGTGGTATAAGTGCAGTGACTGGTAGAAAGGTATCAATTGGTGGTAGTAATGTTGACCATAGATTATCATTGGATAATGGTGGTAAAGATGAACCAGAAAATTGGATTTGGATGGAAACTAATCTAAACATGATGAAAAGTGCCTTGAGTGATGAGGAGTTAATTCAAAGAGTGAATAAGGAATTATCAAAGAGTCCAGAAGAAGTTCAACAAAAGAAACTTAAACAACAAATAACTAAACTAACAAAAGCAGCATATAAAAAACACTGGTCAGAAAGATTTTCCAAAGGTGGTAATGGTGGATTAACAGAAGCGGATTTAGATGGAATGACAGTACCACAAATGAAAAACATTATTAGAGGATGGAATGAACAATATCCAAAAACATCTGAATTTTATGTGAATACATATAAAGCTCAAGTTGGTGGTTCAAGAGGTGGTGGAAGAGGTGTTGCACTATCTCGTGGTGATTTAAAGAAAAACTTTTTAGAACAACTTAATAGAAAAGAACAAGTATTATCTGCAGATGAAGTGAAAGGTTTAGATACCTCACTTGAAGAAGTTTTAAATCAAATTAAAAGACAAGAATAACGTACATAACATGGTAGAATAATGTACTACCATTTTTTAGATTTTCCGAAAATAATTCTATACTTATAGGTAGACTAATTATATAGGATAGAAAATCTTTATGAAAACACAGTTATTATGTACCTTTACTACAAAGGAAGAGCTTCAAACATCACTTCAAGAAATACGAACTAAATATAGAATCGTGTATAACTATATCTATGTTCTGCAGAATAAAGGGAATTTGAATGAGTTATTTGTAACGTATAATATCGATACACAATATCAACCTGATAAACCTTTGGAGAATACAATTTTAGTTCACAGAAAAAAACAGAGTAACACCCTATATACAATTAACGCCTTGAACGAATTAGTAAAAGAAGAAAATAATGGAGTACTAGACAAAACATTTTCCATAGATTGGAACAAGTTTAAAAACTCAATTATCGTTACTAATGTTGAAGGAACGAAGAAAATATCTACAAGAGTATTCGAAATTATAGATTTTAGCAAAAATAATTAGTAAAACATTTGGAGCTTTCCAAAATATTTACTATATTAGCTTCAGATTAAATTAGTTATATGAACAAAGAACAGACTGCAGTGGAGTACTGCGAAGAAACGTACCCACAAACAACACAAGAATTCAGAAACATTCTCGATGAAATGTATGAAACCTTCTGTAAAAAACAGAGGAATTATGGACCTGGTAATATCTCAGTTGGTACATCTTTAGAAACTGAAGATGATATCAAAGTGGCACTTACAGGTCTTTGGTTTAGGAAGAATGATAAAATTCAAAGATTATTACAATTAGTGGTAAAAGGACAACCAGATGAGGTAGGGGAGAACATCCAAGATACCTACGAAGATTTGTCTGTATATGGTGTAATATCACAAATTGTACAAAGAAAAAAATGGGCCAAATAGACCTTACGTTTTCGTAAAATGGCCATATTTATATATACACCAAGTGTGACAGTACACTTAAAATAAACTGTAAAACTTAAACATTTAAATTTAAAATTAATTATTATTATGGGAATTGACATTAACGCAATTAAGGGTAGATTGAACAAACTTCAGAATACCCAAAAAAAGAGTGATTCACTTTGGAAACCAACACCTGGTAAAACACAAGTTAGAATTGCTCCCTACAAGTTCAACAAAGATAATCCTTTCATAGAACTTTATTTTCACTACAACATTAACAACAAAACTTACTTATCTCCACAATCATTTGGTAGACCAGACCCTATTGTAGAGTTTGCGGATAAACTAAAGAGAATGGGTGATAAAGAAGATTGGAAGGCTGCAAAACAAATGGAGCCTAAACTAAGAACTTTTGTACCTGTTATTGTTAGAGGTGAAGAGGGTGAAGGTGTAAGATTTTGGGGATTCGGTAAAACTGTATATCAAGAAATTCTTGGATACATTGCAGATCCTGATTATGGAGACATCACAGACCCAACGAGTGGTAGAGATTTAACAATCGAATACAAAACAGCTGAAGAGGCTGGAACAACTTATCCAACTACCACTATTAGAGTTAAACCAAGTCAAACACCTCTATCTGATAATTCAGATACAGTTGCTTCACTTTTAGAAAACCAAACTGAAATTACTGATTTATATTCAGAGTTATCTTACGATGAATTGAAAGATGTACTTGAAGGGTGGTTGAACCCAACTGCTGAATCTACTAATGAACCAGCTTCTGAAAGTACAACATTATCTGAAACTAAAAAAGAGGTAAAGAATGATTTACCATTCGATGTTGATGAATCAAAACCAACTCCATCAAAGAAAACTGATGATGTTGCTTCTGCATTCGATGACTTGTTTAACAACTAAAAATCCACTAAATGGCAAAAAAGAAAAAAGAATTGGAATTAGCCGATATCCTAGCGGGTGAGCTAAACAAACAATCAAAAGACCAGAAAGTAGCATTCTTCTTGGATTCTGATGAAGCCCCTACAAACGTAGAGGGTTGGATTTCAACTGGAACTGCTATGTTGGATGTTGCCGTTTCAAATCGTCCCTATGGGGGTTTACCTATTGGTAGAATTACCGAAATAACAGGTTTAGAACAAAGTGGAAAATCATTACTAGCTGCACACCTCCTTGCTGAAACACAAAAGAAAGGTGGTGTTGCAGTTCTTATTGATACTGAAACTGCAGTAAGTAGAGAGTTTTTAGAAGCCATTGGTGTTAATGTTTCTAAACTACTTTATGTTTCTGCTGATTCAGTTGAACAGATTTTTGACTATTGTGAAACGATTATTGAAAAAGTACGAACTGCCTCAAAGGATAAAATTGTTACTATTGTAGTAGATTCGGTTGCAGCCGCATCAACTACAAATGAGTTGGCATCTGATTACAAGAAAGATGGATATGCAACTGATAAGGCAATTATTATCTCTAAGGCCATGAGAAAAATTACAAACATGATTGGTAGACAAAAGATTTCTCTTGTGTTTACTAACCAACTCAGACAAAAAATGGGTGTAATGTTTGGTGACCCATGGACAACAAGTGGTGGTAAGGCTCTAGCTTTCCATAGTTCTGTTAGAATCAGACTCAAGAATATGGGTCAGATTAAAACCAAAGTAAATGGTAAAGATAGAACAATTGGTATCAAAGTAAGGGCACAGATTGTAAAGAATCGAATGGGGCCACCATTGAGAGCGGCTGATTTCGATATATTCTTCGAAAGAGGAATTGACAACTATGGTTCATGGTTGGGAGTAATGAAAGAAAATAAATTAGTAAAACAAGCAGGTGCTTGGTATGAGTATGTTGATACTGATACTGGTGAAGTATTTAAATTCCAATCAAAGGATTTTATTCCTATGATGGGTGAAAAGGAAGAATTGAGAGAACAGATTTATAAAAGAATTTGTGAGGCAACAATCCTACAATACAAATCAGATACATTAGATATTGACAATCATTCAGTAGATACCGAAGGACCTGGTGAAAACAATTAAAAGGTTATGGATAGTAAATTATATCAAATGTTAAAAAGTAGTGCTGAGGCTGATAAATCAAAAGCACTACTATCTCTAAATCTTCTTGGTAACAAAGCGGTTGGTATTGGTGACCATTCTACTGAGGATTTCTACAAAAACGCCGAGGAAGCACTCGTTATGTTAGTAGATTCCGATGATAGATTGTCTACACTAGAAAAATACTTCAAACCAACTAAACAAGTTGTATGAGAGAACTATATAAAAACATCTTAGAATCAGTAGAAATCGATAGAGAAAAAAACAAGGATAGACACAAAAATTCTCGTGTACTGATTATCGATGGATTAAATACCTTTATACGATGTTGGACTTCCATTCCTACATTAAATGATAATGGTGACCACGTTGGTGGAGTAACTGGTGTATTACGTTCAATCGGATATGCAATCAGACAAACTCAACCATCACGAGTTGTTGTTACATTTGATGGGCAAGGAGGTTCGCATCGTAGAAAGAAGTTATTTGAAGGTTATAAGGCAAATCGTTCAAAGAGTAAACTCAGAATTAATCGTGCATACAATGATATGATGAATGATGAGGAAGAGAGAGAATCTATGAAAAGACAATACGTTTGGTTAGCAGATATTCTCGATTACTTACCAGTATCATTTATGATGTATGATGGTGTTGAAGCAGATGATGTTATGGCTTATATCTCAGAACAGATTCTAAAAGAAGATGAACAGGCAGTTTTGATGTCTACTGATAAAGATTTCTTACAATTAGTAGATGAAAAAACTATTATATGGTCTCCTACTAAAAAGAAGATTTATAATCAAAAAGTAGTACAAGAAGAATTTGGTTTACACCCCAACAATATGTTAATTTATAGAGTTTTAGATGGTGATTCTTCAGATAACATACCTGGAGTTAGAGGATGTGGTATTAAAACACTTCTAAAAAGGTTTCCAGAGTTGACTGATGAACGAATTATTACAGTAGATGAACTACTACGATTGGCAGAAGAAAAGAAGGGTAAAATCAAATTATATGATGATATTCTTGAATCAAGAGAACAAATCATTATGAACGAAAAACTAATGCAACTTAAAGAAGTTGATATTAGTGGACAAATTAAGATGAAAATCTTAGATAGATTCAATGAAGAAATAAAACCATTAAACAAAATGGATTTTATGAAAGTTTTATTAAAATATAAAGTTGTTAATAACATGGGTAATATAAACGATTGGTTAAAAACAACTTTTGGTAACATCGTAACAGATTAATGACAGAAATAGACAACTTATCGAAATTCGGGCAATCATTTCAAAGTAAAGTTGTATCTGCACTATTAACCGATGAAAAGTTTTTGGATATGCTTAGTGAAATCACTACACCCAAATTCTTTGAATCAGATGCAAACAAATGGATAATAGGAGAGATATTAGATTATCACGAAGAATTTAGAAAACCCCCAACACTAGATGTATTTAAGGGACAATTATCAAAGGTTGATAATGAAGTATTAAAAACTACTATTGTTGAACAACTAAGACACGTATTTACACAAGTAGGTAACGTTGATTTAGATTACATCAAAAAAGAATTCACATCTTTTTGTAGAAACCAAAATTTAAAAGGAGTAATCCTTGCATCAGTTGATTTACTAAAGGCGGGTAACTTTGATAGAATCAAAGATTTGGTAGATAAAGCCATGAAGGTTGGTACTGAAACTGATTTAGGACACAACTATTTAGATGATTTTGATTCTAGAGCTGATGAAGTTAAAAGGGATACAGTTCCTTCTGATTGGAAACCTATCAATGATTTGATGGATGGAGGATTAGGACCTGGAGAACTTGGAGTTGTAGTTGCACCTTCTGGTGTAGGTAAAACTTGGATACTAACAGCCTTAGGAGCATCAGCCGTACGTCAAGGTTTGAGTGTTGTTCATTACACTATGGAATTATCTGAACATTATGTTGGACAAAGATATGATACTGTATTTACACATATCCCTTCAGCAGATTTGAAAGATAAAAAAGAAGAAGTAAAAAACAAAATATCAGGCTTACAAGGTAAATTGTTAATCAAATACTTTCCACCAAAGGGGGTTAGTGTTAAAAAGATTCAACAACACATTGATAAGATGATTGCTACAGATAACAAGCCCGATGTTATCATTGTAGATTATGCAGATTTACTTCTCTCTCATTCAAACAAATCCGATTCTACTTATGCAGAACAAGGAGGAGTTTATATAGATTTGAGAGGATTGAGTGGTGAAATGGGAATACCTGTTTGGACTGCATCTCAAACCAATCGTTCGGCAATAGATTCTGAAGTTATCGAAGCAGATAAAATAGCAGATTCATATGCAAAAGTAATGAATGCTGATTTCATTATGAGTTGGAGTAGAAAGAGTAAAGATAAACTCAATAATACTGCCCGAGCACATATCATGAAAAACAGATTCGGACCAGATGGAATTACGTTCCCATGTAAGATGGATACTAATACAGGTTTTATAGAAGTTTATGAAGGAACTTCTTCTGAAGGTATCTTATCAACCAAAGAATCAGCCTCTGGTCAAAAGGAAAGGAGACAATTACTCCACAAAAAGTATGTAGAAAATTTCGGATAGTGTAGAATAAAAAAAATATTTCAAAAATTCCTATTCGGTTTTGGATATATACAATAGTTATATTCACGAACACATTAAAACAAAAAATAAAAATTATGGCAAATTCACAAGAACTTTTCGAACAAATCAAAGAACTATTCGTACAATTTGAAGATGAACACAATGGAACTTCAAAGGCTTCTAAATCAAGAGCACGTAAGGCAATAGGAGAAATCAAGAAATTAGTAACAGATTATAGAAAAGCTTCTGTTGAAGAAACTAAGTAATTCAAAGTTATAGAACATGAGCAAATTATTCACCGAAAGAATCCCTTTCAAGCCGTTCGAGTACCCAATATATTATAACGAAGGTTGGTTAAAACAAGCACAAGCATTTTGGTTACATACTGAGATACCAATGCAAATGGATGTTAAAGATTGGAATGAAACTTTAACTCCTGCAGAGAAAAATTTAGTTGGTAACATCCTATTAGGATTTGCACAAACTGAATGTGCAGTTTCTGATTATTGGACTAATATGGTTACTGATTGGTTTCCTAAACATGAGATAAGACAGATGGCTATGATGTTTGGTTCACAAGAAACTATTCATGCAACAGCATATTCATATTTAAATGAAACTTTAGGGTTGGATGATTTCTCAGCGTTTCTACACGAACCTGCAGTTGCAGAGAAGTTCGAATTACTTACACAAACTTCAGCAGAATGGAAACATACTGATTTACAAACAAATGAGAAAGCAAGACAGGAAGTAGGTAGAAGTTTAGCAATATTTTCAGCATTTGCTGAAGGTGTTTCACTTTACTCTTCCTTTGCTGTTCTTTATTCATTCCAAATGAGAAATAAACTCAAAGGAATAGGACAACAAATGAAGTGGAGTGTAAGAGATGAATCTCTTCATTCTCGTATGGGTTGTCAACTCTTTAGACATATGTGTGAAGAATATCCTGAATTACTAGAACAATGTAGAGAATCAATTGAAGAAGCATCTAAATTGATTATTGAATTAGAATCTCGATTCATCGATAAGATGTTTGAGATGGGTGATTTAGAAAATCTTGAAGCAGATGATTTAAAAGAATTTATTAAAGAAAGAACCAATACAAAACTAGTTGAACTTGGATATGATGGTATTCATGAATATGATAAAAAGAAATCACAGAAACTAGAATGGTTCTATCACCTTACAGGCGGACATACTCACACAGATTTCTTTGCTATTAGACCTACTGATTATTCTAAAGCAAATGAGGGTGAGGATTGGGACGATTTATTTTAAAAATTTGAAAAACAAAAAGGTTACAATAACAGATACGAGGATATCGTATTCGGATGATGATTCTAAAATTGTTATGGATGTAGTATCCAAAGAATTGATGGAATTGTATTCTAATATAGTTACACAAAATGGTGGAAAAGTATTAGATATTGGATTCGGATTAGGATATAGTGCTAATGCAATCTATAATAAGGTTGGTAATTATCATTGTATAGAATCAAATCCACAAATCTTTAAGGAGGCACAGAAATGGGCTGAAGGTAAAGATGATGTTCATTTATATTTTGGAGATTGGATAGATGTAATCCCATCTTTAGATGTTAAGTTTGATGGTATCTTTATGGATACTTATGATGACTCTAACTATTCTAAGTTTGAAGATTACGCAAAATTAATCTCAAATGAAAATTGTGTATTATAAA